CCTTACCATCTAAAATATCTGATGGGTTAGGCATAGTTGACGCTACTTTACGGTGTGCCATAAACTTAACAGCAAGACCTTCACCAATGGCACCTGATACAAGGTCGGTTGTAGTTTCTGCATCTAAGTCATCATCTAACAACTCGGATACAAAAGTCCACGAACGTGGAGTTGCAAAAGAACGGCTTGGACTTTTTGGATCAAAGTCATATAAGTCTTTCTTTGCAAACTGTAAGTAACCTGCAACATCAGCATGGATATTGTGTTCTACAGCCCACTGGAACCAATCGTCGAATGATACAGTAAGTTCTAAGTGAACAAAACGGTTTGCCAACGGTGCTGGCATTCTGTATGTTACACCTTTATCTGCATCACGGTTACCTGCCGCAACAATTAGTACATTGTCTGGCAGTTTGTAAGTGCCAATCTTACGATTAAGAATAAGTTGATATGCAGCCGCCTGTACAGCAGGTGCCGCAGAATTCATTTCATCTAAGAAAAGAATAATATATTTGTGCTTCTTTGCAAATTCTTCTGTAGGAAGTTCTGCAGGCGGAGCCCAAACCATTGTATTCTCATTACTATTGAAGTAAGGAATACCTTTAATATCAGTTGGCTCCCATAATGACAAACGAATGTCAGTTACATGGGCATCAAGGTCGTTACCAATTTGGTGTACAATCTCTGATTTGCCAATACCTGGGGGACCCCATAAAAAGATCGGACGCTTCTTTTTCATTGCGTGAAAAATACTGCTCTTTGCTCTGTTAGGAGTGATTTGTCGAATAGCTACGTTTTCCATATGTATTACCTCTCTTGGTGTATTTCAGTTATCAGTGCTAATTTCTAACTATGTATATATAATACGCTCAATAGAGGACAAAGTCAACCTTTTTTGGCAGATAATTAATCTTTTTCTTGTCTAGATAATGCTTTGGCTAGTCCGTACTTGCGTAGATCTCCTGAAAAGAGACCCAATTCGACAGCCTTTCGTTCGCTTGTAACAAAGATACTATGTCTTGATATGTAGTAAGGACAGTCAATAAATTTGTCTAAGAATATAATAATTTGTGTAGTTATAGGCATATCGGCGGGATAAGGTATTTCGTATGTGGCTAATTGTATAGTGTTAATAACATCAAAGCCTGTTTCGGTAAGACGCAAACCTCCGGTTGTTTTTTCTCTTGTATTTTGCCACCACAACGGCATGTACTCGGCTACAGCTGCATCGTTCACAGTTTTGTCAAGTTGTTTTAGAAAGACCTTAGTGTATGTCTCTTTCCAGTTCATTCTGTCGTAACAATCTCACCAGAGGTTAACATTACAACTGTAAAGTCCTCACAGTTGAATAGATCGTTAAGTTTTTTTGATAAGTTTATTGCATGTCCTGGATTTGAAAAGGAAACTTTTTTGTATTTTGGTCCAGGATAATTTGTGATAGCATTTAGACTTTTAAGATTAAAAGGTTTGTTTTTATAAAATACAGCCCATATTGCTTCTGCATCTAAAATCTGTTCAGCACGATAAGTTTTCTTATCTATATGCTCTAAAAGTATTTTTGGTTTAGGTCTGCTCATATGCGTAATCCTTAATTATGTACGCATATATTTATCTCTTTTTATTGGTAAACTACGTAGTTTACTTCCAGTCGCCACTTCCGCCATCTAAGCTCACTTGTATAACTTCGTCATTACCCTTGCTGTATGACGCTATAAGACGCTCTAAATCGCCTTCTAAGCGTGACATAGTGATACCTAATGTATATGCTAATGCCTTTGCTTCTGTTATACTAAGTTTAACTTCTTTAGCATTACCGCTGTCAGCAACCTTTACCTTTTGTAAGAATTGCTGAATAGGGAATGTGTTTAGTGGTTCATTTTGCATTTTCAATACTCAATGCTTGACGCATTTCAATATCTGTTTTGAATGGGCCTTTAAAGTCGTAACGCTCAATTGTAATTAGTTTAGGACAAAAACTTTTGACCCAACCTTTATCAAAATGTATAATATAATAACCTGCACAATACAGACTTTTACTTTTATTACTTTTAGTAAACAACGGTAATTTATTTTTTACATCATACAAACTATTGTAAGGAACACAACTTGTTGGGAAGTTATACACTTCTTTAGTTGGAACTTCTTCTGGTACAACTTGTGTAATAGTATCTACAAAAACATCGTTACCAAATGTTTTCTTTAAGGCACGTTCGCTATCAAAATATTGAGTTGCGGCACCCGAACTGAAAAGATACTTGTCTTCTGATAATGAAAGAGTTCCTACTCGTTCTCCATCACTTTCAACAATCCAAAATTTATCTTTTAAAATAGTTTTTGCTTTCATCATTTATTCCTTACTCCGGATACCTTGCATTTAGCGGTTCTGCAAAGTATTGTGCTTGATCTGCAATACGTTGCATATCCCACTTAGCACAAAATTTCATAAGACGCATACCTACTTGTTGTACTTCTTTAGGCTTTGCGTTTTCTGCAATAGTGTTATTAATTATCTCTCTAATCTCGTCAGGTTGTGCTGTCAAGTCACATAGTATAACATTACGAGTATAATCATCTAGTACACGATGTTCAGCACCTTCATGATCAGTCCAACGTTGTAACATCATGTTATTCCAATTAAAGCCTTTGCTGTCTTTGTCTTCAAACGCTTCTATAAGACCTACTTTGTTCTTAGTGCCTTTCTTACGTACACCTGGATATGCACTAAACACATTATCACTAGTGTCGCCACGCATACACTTTTCAAACAACATGAATGCAGGGTCAGGCGCAGGCTTAGCCTCTTTAGTCTTTTTATCTATTACATGATTACCTTTCTTGTCAAAGTAACCTTCGTGTGTAATTGTAACGTCTTGTATGCCGTTATACTGTTTACAGTTAGGTGCAATAAGTTGTGCAAAGTCACCGTCAGTACTAATAATAACATGATTATCATTAGGATGTGATTGTACCCAACCTGCAATAAGATCATCTGCTTCTAATTGCGGATGTCGCATAACTGTACAATTAGTCTTAGTATCTACAAAGTCTTTAAACTCGTCAAAGATCTCCCAAAACACTTTATCTTCTTCAGACTCAGTAACAGTCATCTTATCACGTGCAACTTGTCTATTACGCTTATAAGGTTCGTAAAAGTCTTTACGCCAGCTACGTCCTTCTAAACAAAATACAACATGATCTGCTTCAAAGTCTTGCCATGCCTTTTTAACACCACTAAGTGTGATGTGTAAAGCCATGCCTACTTTAGTATCTAAGTCGCCACGAACTACGTGTCGAGCTCTAAAAAAAGTGTTTGCTGTATCTACTAATACATAAGTTGCCATTATATTGCCTTTAGTGTTGTGTTAATAACTATATTGTACGCTCTTTTACATACAAAGTCAAGCATTAAGATACTTCGCTTTTGTCTTTATCTAACGGAACTACGTTAATATAGCCCATATCTCTATCAATACTTTGGCCTTCTTCTTCAAGCATTTGAATTACAATACTTCTAAACCATTTATCAATAATTTCTTCGTTAGTTTCGCCTTTATATCCTGCATCCAAAAGTTGTTCAATAAACTCGTTATTCCAATCAAGTTCAAAAAACCCATTTCTAATGTTTTCAGGATTGACTTGTGTATCTAGTACAGCAACCCAAGGTTCGCCTTTTGCTGTAGCGGCTGCTTTTTCTTTATCAAGAATAGCTCTACGCTCTTGTTCTGTAGTTTTTACATTTTCTACAGTTTTTTCTTTTGTAGCAAAAGGATTTAATTTATTAATTATATCTTTCATTTACAGTCCTGCCTTCCGAGCTCTATGCTCTGGTGTTTCGATTGGTGCATTCATTGCACGTCGGTGTTGTTCATTATGGTACCTATCAAGTTCACCTCGACTAAGTCCCCCATGCATTGCCGAAAAGGTCGATATGGAGTCTTGGTGTAAACCTCCATCCTTGCGCCATGCATAATTCAGCCACTTCCTTAACGTTAAGTTTATATTCTTCAGAGCGTCCTCCGAGCGGCATAAGATATACCGGACAGTCGACCCCGGCGCTCCTATACTCAGTAACAGCTCTTTTAACTTCTTCAACGTCAATGCTGTCAGCCACAACAAACTTAAGATAAAGTTTACTATTAAGAACACTGAAATACTCACTAGCAATATCAGGGTTAATAGCATCCTCCCAGCGTTCTCCGCTGACACTAAGTTTTGGGGAACAACTCCAAGTGACTTCAAATCTGTCTTGATTGTTAAGATAGTCTCTGAAATCAGGTCGTAACTTCTGCGAAGTATTTGTTTCAAATGTAACATTTTTTAAGTCTCTCATCTGCGGGTGTTCTAATAGCTCTGCATAGAATCTCTGCCACCCTAACAAAGGTTCTCCGCCTGTGAATATTAAATGAATATCTTGTCCATTATCTAATGTCCACTGTCCGTTAGGAGTCAAACTCAATAAGTGTTCAACTACTTCATCTACAGTTCTATCCATCATAAACTTTTTAAATTCTGGATAGATACTTGCATATGTATCACAGCCTGTATGTATTACAGGTAAGTCTGTAAACTTTTCAACAGTGTTAATTATATTGCTGTCAAGTAATTCTTTTACTTCAGGATTATGTTTTACACCGTCTGCTCTAGCAGGTGTTCCACGTTCTAGTCCAAAGTTCATACAACGAAAGTTACAACCGAAGGTACGTAAGAATACACTAGGTACTCCTACAAACTTGCCTTCGCCTTGCACACTATAAAATGCTTCTGAATATCTAAGTTTCATAATCTATTCCTATCTATCACAAGCATATGATTGTTGTAGTTTAATATTATCCATAAACTCTTTCTTTGTTCCTGCGTCATCTTTAAATGCGCCTTTCAATACAGTTGTTTGTGTAAGACTACTATGTGCCTTAACACCTCTGTTTTCAACACAACCGTGTGTTGCTTGTACATACACACCTAAGTGTTCTGCACCTGTTGCCTTCTGTATTTCACGTACAATGTCATTTGCAAGTTCTTCTTGGAGTGTACCTCGCATAGCACACCATTGTGCAATACGTGTATACTTACTTAAACCAATCAGTTTGTCTGATGCAATAATACCAATGTATGCTACACCTCTAACAATCTGATGATGATGTGAACACATACTTGTAAGTTCACTACGCACAACTAACATACCTTCATAACGATCATCGCTGTCATTTGGAAATGC